GTTCCGCCTTCCCTTCTAGGTAACCAGAAGTCTTCCAACATAGACATGAACTTCTTATCATCTCTAATTTCACCTGTATTAGCATCGTAAACTAATTTATTACGATACCTATCCATGATGTCTTTTAGATATTGTTCTGCCTTTAACTTAGGCAAGTTACCAACATCTACATAAAATATTCTTCGTTCAGGTGCTCTTGTTATTCTATATATAACAACGGCATTCTCCATCATACGAAGCTGGTTTGCAGGCCTAATAGCCTTATGTAGATATGATAGTGCAATATTCTTATCATAATCTACTAAACCACTTGGTGCGTATGCTATGGCGTCTTTTGTTATCTTCAGCCCTTGCTGATTTTCAGGCGCTACATAAGCTCCTGGTTTTGTAGTAACTCCTTTATCATTATAGATAAAGAACTCTTCTACATCTTTAACAAACATAACACCAGAAGGATTCTTTTCCTTCTTGATCTCACGCACTTTCCTAATTTTCCTAGGATCGATATATCTTATATCCTTGATCCCTTGTTTAGGGTTCTCCATATCGATGACTTTATGAAAATAAATTTTACCATCGATGTACCATCTTCTATAATAATCCTGGGCTCTATTTTTAAAGTCCAGCATATTTTTAATTTCTTCAAACTCTTTCTGGATTAGTTTTCTAACCGCTGACGATAAATCTACATCGTCAAGGTTAAGCTCAACCGGAGATTCGTTCTCAAGTTGTGCTATAGACTCATTAATTATATCTTCTATGGCAGTATCAACATCTGCCATTGCTGCTATATCACGATATCTTTTTACAAGTTCCGCCTCCGTGTGGGCTACACCTTCCAAATCCATGTAGGTGCCATAATACCCACCGGCGCGAATACTTTCTATAGCATCATCTTGGGACGGAGCAACGAAGGACTTTTCACCCTTCGGTTGCTCTTTCCGCTTGATCTCAAATCCAAATAAATCCATAATTTATATTCCTCTAGGCAAGGTTCCTAACTTAGTTAGAAACTGAATAATGCTGGTATTGGAATGTAACTGTAAACTCTTCAATTATGTCGTTCTGTGCATACTGTAATGCAATTTCTGACATGTTAATAGGGAACGCTTGTGCTAGGACATACTTACCACCTGTTAGTGTTTTGTCATTCCTGTCTAAGTGTTCTACTACTAAGTCTGTTTGATAAGCCAACCAGTTAATTTCCCCTTCATTATTTTCTTTGCCGTTAATTAGTTCCATCCAGTCTTCAAAAAGCCTTCTTAGCGTTTGTTGACTGTCGTTAATAATTGTAATTGTCCACGGATCGTATATTCTTTCTCCTGCAAACTTTACTTCCCTGCCTCTGTACTGTGTAATAACTGGATTGACAGTAGATGCTGGAAGGGCTGCTCCCGAAACCAATAACTGTTCGTTTGCCGAGGCTGAACCTACTGGAAACGATAAAGTTACTTTAAACTGGTTAGGACGAGCACCGCCATCTGCTAGAGCCGTTTTAAAATTTTGTATATTAGGCATGTTTTTCTCCTATTCCTTAATAGTTATTTATAAGTTAACCGCCAATCTCTTCAAAGCTAACACCAGTTCTTGTAGCTATAAAGTTTAGGGTAATAAAGTTAATGGAACGAGCCGGTTTAATAAAGATATCTGCAACAAAGCTGTTTGTATCTATAACTTCCGGTGTGTTATTGCTTTCATTACACACTACTTTAAAGTCAAAAATTCCTCGTCTTCCTTGGACATTCCTAAGGAACGGTGTAACAAGTGAAGTAAATTGATTTCTAGTAAATGCATCGTTAAATTCAAACAATTGGAATTTGGCTGAAGTAGCAATAGCCTTTTCTAATACAATAAACAGTCGTCTAACATTAATCCTATCAAATGCACTAGGTGCTGCTAATAGTGTTTTGTCTCCAAACAATACAATACCGCTTCCTGGGCTATTAATAATTGGATTAACTCCAATTTTGTAAAGTTCGTCTCTGTTTGTCTTAGTAGGACTCCACGCTAATTTAACCGCGTTTCTAATTAGCCCTCTGTTAAACCCTGCTGGTGAGAACCACGGATCATTACTTAGATCTGTAGCTGCACATAATCCAGCTGTGTCTCCGTTTAACGGAACCCATCTGTAAACATCATTGTACCTATCGTACATGTATTTCCAGTTACCGTCCATGAAGCTATAAGATGTAGCTGCTAATGAACCTTTGTCGGAAGTAATTGATGTTACCTCTGCTCCACTATTGTTAACAACGGAGGCCAATTGAGGTGAATGGAATGAAACACAATCTTTTCTTACTTTAGCGATATTATCTTGTACATACTTTTGATCTGTTGTACTAATTCCGCCAGTAATAAGTAGGTTTACATCTGTTTGTTCTGCATCTGCAAATAAACTCCAAGCGCCTTGAATGTCACCTGAATCAGGTGCGTCATCAACTCCGCCGGATAAGCTTACTGTTGCTTCTGCTGTTGTGAAGCCTGATGTAAATGATGTACCATTACCAGTAGTACCCCATGTGGAGTCACTTGCTGGATGGTCTGTCCAATAAATGTATTTGGACTGGTTATTAATTACATCTTTGTAAAAAATAGATCCACCTTCTAGTCCTCTAGCATCGGATGCTTTAGAACAATGTGGGAATCTTTCTAAGATAGTTCCAATTACGCCTGAAATAGCTCCGTCTTCGTCAATAACGACAACATGAAGTTCGTCGTTAGATCCGCCTTGGATTGCTACTTTTGTAGAAGTAAGTGGTGCTCTATCAAATTCGCCTTTATAAGTCCAATCAGTTGCAAGAGTTGCTGTAGCTGTAGCTCCAGAACCGCCTCCGCCACTAATTGTAATTGTAGGTGCGCTAGTATAACCGTTACCAGGGTTTGTAATAGTAATAGCAGTTACTGCTTGGCTTGAAACAGTAGCCGTACCTGTTGCTGTTACTCCGCCTGCTGGTGGTGCTGAAAATGTTACTGTAGGTACACTAGAATAGTTGGAACCACCTGCAGTTACAGTAGTAGACGCCACTGAATTAGTGTCGAAATTACTAGAGTCTGCAAATGATACTTTAAGAGAGTTTCCTAAAGTTCCAGGATATTTAGCTGCCCACATTCCATTTGAGCCTGAACCAGTAGAGTGGTTATCTTCATAGTCTTGAGCATTTTGAATCAGGACTGCTGTACCTGATGCAACAGCATTAACTGCTGTAGTATCATCTAATGCTCTAACTAGCTGTAAGTTATTACCATAAGCCAAGAATGAAGCTGCTGTTAAAAAGTCAACTGCTGTGCTGTCATTTGGCTGTCCGAACTTGGCTGCAAGTTCGTTTTCTGTACTAATTGTTGTGATCTCATTAGAAGGACCCCATCTGAAATTACCAACAAAAGCTCCTATAGAAGTAGCTACTGCTGGAACGACAGAAGTAAGGTCTGTTTCCTTAACAAGAACACCTGGTGATAGCTGAAATGCCATGTTTTTCTCCTCGGTTTTATATTATCTTATGAATGACACAAGTTTTAATTATCATCCTACTATTTATACATGACAACATTTTAACCTCCAATTTTGTAAATACAATGTTTTGATTGTAAATACACTACCTGTTAATCAAATCTTTTAATCTCTTCTGTAAGTTTCTAGGATTGTATTCGTCTTCTAATAACCAAACATCTTGTCCTATAACTTCTACTTCTGGCTCAGAGCCATCTACTCTAATATAAGGAGTAAGATTTGATTCTATTTCTCCCATCTGTTGGCCATATAATCCTTCTCTAACATTAACATCTGTCATATCCTTAAAGAAGTTTTGACTAGATAGCCAGCCAAACAGTACCATACACATAACTAAATCATCATGATAGCCTTCGTCGGCTTGGTATGTATTGCCTTTTTCTATAAAAGTTGATATTTCATGTATAATATGTTCATCAAATATCAAAAGTTTCTGTTCTTCTAATAAAGACTTAAATGTAAAACACCCTTGTCTTTTAACTTGTTTAGAAGTTGTAACACCTAATTTTGTTGCTTTACCAAAACCTGGTGATACATATTGTCTATTCTGTTCCTGTACCGTACTAAGAATATTCTCATATTCTACTTCTTGATGTAGTATTTCTACTACCTGTTGTCCTATATCGTTTACCTCTACTAAAATAAAAGCATTATTATAGTCCCTCCCTACCTTTCCAATTACATCTGGAAATAACATAGGAGCTATTGAGTTGTCTCGATACTTTGCAACAACCTTATAAGGCATTTCTGTAATATCTACGACTACAAAGGCAGAGTAATCTCCACCAATACCTCTGGCAGTATCACATGCCATAGCGTAATAATGTCCTTCTTTAGGCTCTTCATATATATCTAATCCGTTATTTTGATATTCAGGTTCTTTAGTACTTAATCTACCTATTGTTTGTGCATTAATTAATGTATTAGTAGATCCTAGGAATTCACACATAACCTCCTGGTTAAACTTGACTTCTCCTAGTAGTTGTTTCTGTTCTTCTAACCACTTCTCATCTCTTCCTGGTATCTCATAGTAAGGTATAAACAAATTAGCAAATCCGTTCTCACCTTTCTCAGACTCATTCCAGAATTTCCAAAAGTGATTGTAACCTAGTGGTGTAGATGTAAGTAGAATTTTAGTTGTCTCACCAGCAGAAATAGTAGGATAAACGGAAGTAAAGAATTCGTCCGCTATGTTGTTAGGTATGATCGCTGCCTCATCAATGTACAACCAGTTTACTGATTTACCACGAATGGCTGCTGCTGTTGTTGCTGCTGTTAATACTTTACTATTGTTTTCTAATTCTACATCACCCTTATTCCATACTCTAACACCCTGTTGCATCCACAAAGGTAAGTTCTCATACATTATTTGATATCTGTTTAATACTTC